GCAGTCACACCATCAGCAGCCACATCACGCCCATCGAATGTGCTATTAGTGGTTATGGCTCCCGTCATAGCACCGCCCGCTTTGGCTAAAAAACCGCCTAGCAAATTTGTCGATGTAATTTTTTTAGTAGTGCCACCATCATTCACCACAAATTCATCGGCACCGCTAATCGACGTTAAATTTGGTAATTCGCTAATCTTTACGTCTGCCATAAATTACCCCTTAATTTCCATTAGTGTCATTGTTGAATAAACTCCACGCCCACCTAATCTAGCTGAACCTGACGAATCTGGACGCCTAAATGCCACTGTGTATGCCACGGCGGATGTGCTATTTGGCGAATCTAAATGACTTGCTGAAACCATTTGATCTGACGAGCTATTTGACCCGATAGCTCCATTTGAATAGCCAAAAGCTGACGTTCCATTTGCATGCCCCTCTATACCAGCCGCTAAATTTGTCCCGCTTAAATTAGTATTTAAACCCGAACCTCTAAATGCTGTAACTGCAACTGCCGAAAATGTAGATGAGCCATAACTTTCACAATTAACATGGAATTCAACTAATATTTTATTAGAAGCACTAGACGGGGTAATTGATGCGGTTAAAGGGCTTCCAACCATACTTCCCGATGTTGTATCTTGGTATGCTCCCCACGCTGTATTAATAACCTGTAAAACTGACCCCTGTGGCATCATTGCATCGGTCAAATTACCCACTGCTGTTGCTACTGCCGAATCAACCAATGTTTTAACAAAGGCCGTTGTGGCAATCGAAGTGTCATTGTCACCACTGGATGGGGTGGGCGCTGTCGGGTTGCCAGAAAGGGACGGGCTTGCTAATGTCGCCAGGCCCAGGTTGTTGGCATCCAATGTTCCGACAGTAACCCAGGCATTGTTTGCGCCGTTTCTGATCTTTAAAAGACCAGCGGTTGTATCTGCCCATTGCTGATATGAAAAAGTCGTCGATGGTGCGCTGCTTCCGCTGTTTTGACTAACCACTGCGTCTAGGACATTATTAATATCTGTCCTGACGGCTGCGCCGGTCCCGTTTGCTATGTCATAATCATGTTGTGCCATTATGCTGCCTCTTTTCCAAAACCGACGGCTTGCCAATTTATTGATCTGACGATTCCATTATTTGATGAGTTAAAACATTGAACTGTAAAGCCCGTTCTAGCCTTGCTAGTAACCCTAAAGTAATCACCGCTGTTTGAATCGTTCATCGTCACGCCAATGACGGGGACCGCTTTAAAATTGCTGCCAAATGAAACGGCCGCGCTGTTTGCGTTGACTGAAAAATCACTTTCTTTTTCAATACGGTCCGGCATATCTATTGTCACCGCCAGGGCCGTGATATTAATGTTATAAGTTGAATCGGTGTTGGTAACAATTACCCTAAACTCAAACCCCCTGGCGTGATAATCGCCAACCAAAAAGGGTGCCCAATCTGTCCAGGTTGGATTTGATGCCGGATTGTTTTGGGTCGTTCTCAGCTGCAAAACTGCTGTTATTGCGTCAGAACTAGCACCGTCGAAATTCTGCCAGGTGTCAATATTTGCGGTGCGATAATCAACCAAATCTGAAACAAGCGAAACGGCCGACGCTAATTTGGCAGTCAAACGGCTGGTATAGGTTTGTCCAAGGTCCACGGAATTTGCAAAATAATAAGAGCCACTTGATTCAACTACACCAGCCTCGCCAACTTCTCGCGCTAGTTTTCTGCCGTCCTCGGCTATTAAAAAATCGCTGGCCTCAGTCAATAAAAATCGCGGCCCAAGATCAAGTTTTAATACGTTACTTGCGACAATCATATTATCTTTGACGCCGCCAAAAGATGGGTTTTCCGTGGTTGTCAAAACGGCATTGAAATCGACAATATTGGGGACAGTTGTCACGGCAATTTTTGCGTTAGTGCTAAAGCGCCCACCTTCGTCCACGGCTTTGGCCATGTATGTGCCGGCCAATAATGGCAAAACGGCTGCTGTCTGACTGCCGGCGATTGCCTCGCCAATGTCTTGCCCATCTTCCCAGGTTGAGTTTGCGACCAATGAACTATGACGAATACGAACATAACCACCATTTATCACGTCAAGGTCTAAAACGCGGGACCAGGTTAAATGGCATTGACCGTCCAGTGCTCGAATGGAGAAATTATTAATGTCACCAGGTACGGCCGTTAATCCTGATATAGTCTTATTATTTAAATCAGCATAGCTAGATTTTGCACCAGATACGTTAATCGCTCTGACCCTAAAATCGTAAGTGCCAGCGGGTATATCATCAATGCTTGCGCTCAATGCGCTGGTCATTGCAATGAATGTATAAGCCGAGGATGCGCTCAGTTTATATTCGGCCTCGTAATTAACCACAAACGCATCCTGGGGAGCGTTCCAAATAAAGGTCGCTCTTGATCGAGTGCCCACAGAATTTACGGTGGTGTATAACTCTTCGGTTATGTTGTCCGGCAAAGGTGAAGCGACCACAAACGGGTCGGGTAAATTAGTGTCCGGGCTGCTGGCTTGCTCGGCTTTGCTTGCCCAGGGGTAAATGCTGTTTTGATGTTCAATTAACGAAACATTAACCGTGCCATCTGAGTTTAAAATTAATCGTTGGCATCTGAATTGTTTGGCAATAAATGCGGGGGTCGAATGTGTCACCGAAACAATATCCCCAACTGCTACATTTAAAGCCTCGCTGGTTGATTTAAACGATACCGACAAACCATCACGCGATCTTTTCAGCGCAATTTCTGCAATGTCTTGGGCGGCATATATATTGGTCGTTGTTGGCAAATCCATGTTTTTGGTTAATTCGATACCGCCATCTTCTGCTAAATAACTCGCTTCCTCCGTACTGCCAGCCACAGGGTATTCGATTTGGTTCATTTGCCAATTGGCACTTGGGTCCGGGAAAGTGGCGATTATTCGGTTGAATTTGGTTTTCTTAGATTCTGAGCGAATCGAAATACCGCCAATAATATGCGACTCATTAAACGCAAAGGATGGGTTTCCCACATCCTCAATTACTAGGCTATATTGTCCCTGCTGATACGGCATTAAGCCGCGCATACCTGATAACAATGATTTCACATTATTAATTAGCGTTTTGTTGGTATCAATAATGCCATTACATTGGAAGATTTTTTGATTTCCAGCACCCGAATAAGGGCTAACCAGGGCATCACATTTGTTGGCTGCAATTATAAATGACGCGTCATTAATTGCCGCTGACGTTAAGCCTTTTCCATACCTGGCATTAGTCAAATAATTTCGCAAACACAATGCCGGGTTTGCGCTGTTTGCCAGGGTGGCGGTTGCCGACGTGCGCGGGTCAAACACTTTGATACCCTGGACGATTGCGTGGATAGTGGGGATACCTCCAAAAACGTCTTGGTCCCACTTTATCTTGGCGGCAATGTAAGCCACGCCTGATAATTTATGCTGCGCGGTCCATCCAATATTTGCGTTAACAAATGTCGAATCTGCCACTTGGCTATCCGTGCCAGTGTATTTAGTTAGCGTTAATAATCCGGAAAATTTAGAATCAGTGCTTAAAACATCATTTATATAAATGTCGCCAATGCTGTGAATTTCGCCCTCTGATATAGCCAGGATAATGTATAAATATGTATTATCGGACCCGCTGGTCGCTACAAAAACCCTTGTGCCTCCGATTTTACGCTGGCCATAAACCAAAGGTATTGCGGCAACCGTGCTTTGTTTGTTGACTAAACCGCCTTGATAATTTGCCTCCAAATCGTCCATATTTGGAATGTCAATAAACCAAGAAACAACCTCACCAATAATATCGACGCCAAAATCAATAATACCCTGACCAACTTTTCCGACAGTCCCTATCGGGTCGCTAAAGAAATCTCTTAACCAACCCATTACGCCCTACCCCATTTTAAATCTTTTTGCGTATTTGGCGAAAACTCAAAACCTTTATCCTGGTTAAAAAATAAAGCCTGGCTATTGGTGTTTGTTCGACGCCCAGATTTCTTTTCAAAATCAGCCCAATGGCTAGATGCGGTTAATAAAATCTGGCTGGACGTTTCCGAATCGTTAATAGTAAAACTTTGAACCCGCCCGTCATAAACTAAAACTGGGTCGCCAATAATTCCGTTAGCATCATTTAGGACAACCATAAATATTTTTAATTTTCTGTCGATGTAGTTTTGATTTAATAGAATGGCAATAAACTCTTGATTGACGCCTGACAAAGTTATGCCCACCGAACCAACTTGCACGTCAGATGTTTCCGTTATATTTGAAATTCCTTTGAGCGCGCTGCTGGAGGTGTAGGTATTACCAGCGTAAACCAGGTCGGTTGAATTTTCTGTCAAATACACTGGCGTATTAAAATCAATGCTCACCAAATGAGCCATATTAAATGAATCTTTGGCCAGTTCTGCGATTACCGCAGAATTAATAACCCGGCTCACGACAAAGCCTCGACAAAATCAACTTCGTATTTAAAGAAATTACCCGCGCCCAGTTTATAACCCTGAATATCGTTGTTTAATCTAACGGTAAAGGGCACGTTTGAATAAGTCACTGTATCCGACGTTGTGACGGCTACCACTAGCCCTGGTGTAAAGGCCATAGCACCATTGCCAGCCCGATCACTAGTCAACATATAAACCTTTGTGTGCCCTGAGAATTTAACCACGTCACCGGCTTTTAAAGCGCCTGTAAGGCCAGCAATTGTGACCGACTTAATGCCCAGGGCGGCCGCTGCACACGTCACCGTGCCACTGGGGTTTCCGCTGCTAGTGCTTATTTCTGTCGGTGTTACTGTGAAAACGCCATGACGGCCATTTTGCGAAACTGTATACGCAAACACCGGGTTGAATTCTGTCCTGGTCATTGGTGGATAGGTCGCAGTAAACGTCCATTTCTGACCGCCAATTTTGCGGCTTTGCATCCGACCGCTGACTGTTTCAGAAAACAAAGTCGGGCTTTCTGATTGTAAATTTATAGCGTTAAATTTTGGGCTTGTTGGATAGGTCATGCTAGCGCCGGCCTCCCGCGATCGTTAAGAGACTGATTAATAATATTCATTATTGTGGCTCGACGTTTGTTTAATAGCTGGTCGAAACCCTCGGTGTCATTTGCTGAAATATTGATGGTGAAATTTCCCCCACCCATTTGGTCATTGGGAACAATAGTGCCAGCGGTATTAGGAACAAAAAGCTCTCTACCTTGCTCACCCACAATGTATGGGCTGCCAGAACTCATGGGTCCACCATTAGCACGGAATTGAGTGGAGCGAATCGCTGCAACCTGGGCCATTCCGTTTGCCAGGGCAAGGGCTGCAAAACCCAAATTGATCGGAAATGGTGTTGATGCCAGCGCAGATGAAACCGATTTATATGTATTAACGATCGCGTCCTTCAGTGCAAACGCTTTATTCAGGGCAAACGCTTCTTTGTAATGGCTGCTTAATGTTGAAATGGTGGTGCGTCCCTCTTCTTTAAGATCGCCAAAGTCTTTAACTTTAGCTGCTTTCTGCATGGCTGACTGTTTCGCCAAATATTGATGCGTCAGCTCATTCATCTTTCTTTGATGGTCGAAAGCCTTACCTTCGGCCATTGCCTGATAGCCATCTTGGAGATCAATTAACTGGCTGTTGGTCATTGCCATTAAATCAACTTTGGTGGTGCTTGAATCAGGTAATTCTACTGTGGCAATTGCTTTATTCACTTTTGCCAAGTGACTTAATAAAGCGTCCAAGGATTTAAGCGTGCCTTTAACCTTTACTGTTGGAATTATTGGGGTATCTGTTAAATGGTGCCCGGTAGCTATCAATTCTTGCATCGTGATTAAAGCCAGTTCGAGTTCTGCAACTGCTGGCGCTTGTGATGCAATTAAAGAGTTATTGCCTTTGCTTATGTTTTTAAGCATTTTTAATTGTTTGACAGTGCTAGCAATCTTTCCCTCTATTGCGGCAACCGTCTGCTTATTTCCGAATATCTTCTCATAGATATTAGAAACGCCACCCATTGCATTAGCAAAGCCGATCAACGAATTTGTGATTGTGCCAAACGCTGAAACAATGGACCGCGCGGCATTGACTATGCTGACCGCAATGCTAGTGGAAAACTCCGAAATGCCGCCCGACTTGTTTATTTTCATTTCGACAAAAGTACGCAAAGCGTCGGTGGCTTCTTGAATTATCGGAGCCAGGGAAGCAACAACCCGGTGAAACACGTTGCCCAGGTAGCTCGTTAAACGCAAGATCGCATCGTTGGCATCTTCTACGCCTTGTATAAGCGCGCCCGACATTACCAGGCCCAAACGGTCGGCCTCGGCCATCATGGCTTCCATGGCGTCTTTGCCATCCTGGAGCATGTTAATTACTTTAGCGCCACGCGCCCCGAATAGGTCATAAACAAAACTTGCCCGGTCGGTTTTGTTGGTCATGGTTTCAAGCGCGGTTGCCGCCTGGCCCATTACGTCGCTAACACTTTTGGTCGTGCCGTCTGCATTTTTAGCGACAATGCCATAACGCTCGAACGCATCTTTTGCTTCGCCAGTACCACCGGCAACATCGGATATATTGATCGCTAATTTTTGCATGGCCTTGTTTAAGGCCTTAGATTCGACGCCGCCTAGTTCAGCCGCATATTGAAATCTCTGCAACTCTGTGACTGATAGACCAATTGCCCTGGCTGTTTTGTTTAATTCATCCGTTGCGTCCATGGATTTTTTTACAAGAAAACCAATACCCAGGGCACCGGCCGCCAATCCAATGGCGGTTTTCATGGAAAAGGCTGCTTTGGCAATACCACCAAGACCAGCGGTAACAGCCATAAAAGCCCGGCGGGTTTTGTTGACCGCTTTGATCTGAATTTTTATGTCTTTATTTGCCATTCTTTAATTCCAAAAAAGCTGCCCAAAGTATTATTTCGTCGGTAGACAGGTCCATGATTTCCCCCAGGCTTTTGTGGAGGTGTTCGGCCAACATCATGGCGAACCTCAAATCATGGTCCTGTTTTAGTTTTTTATTGCATCCTCAAATTCTGGGTCGTCGCCGCCCATTTCTGAAACCACCCGGCTGATTATGTCCGGGTCAATCTGTCTCATTAGTTCGGTCATGTTGCTTCGCTTAAATAATTTGGTACCGTCTTGGTCCATGGCTCGCAAAATAAACGTCATGGCGACTGCTTCGGCTTGTTTACCTTCACCATGCAATTTTAAGACTTCGCCCTGGTCTTTAAAATTCATGCTCGGCTTGTAATAAATGACGGTTTCTTTTCCGTCCACTACCCATTCGGGCACGTTTGAACTTTGCAATTTACCACTCATGCGGTCCCTAAATTGCGTCTTTGCTACCTCTAAAATATTAGTCATAAAATTCCCCGATTATTTAAAACCCCCGATTAATTAGCGGCAGACGCATCGGGGAAAACGCTTTTCAGGCCAAAGCCTTAGCCGCTAAACTTTAGGAAACGGCAGCCCAGGTTAGAGCGCCTGAACCTGTGAAACTAAACGTCTGCTCGACCATTCCTTCAATCGCTGCACTGACACCAATTTCAGTAACAATGGCGCTTCCCGACGCAAAATAATCGCCGTTTGCAGCCCCTTCCGGGAAAAGATTTAAAACAATTGTCGCGCCAATTGTGACGGCGTTTTGCCCGGCATCTCCCTCATCCCAAAACATTTCGCACGAACCACTAAACGTGGTCTGCCCTGCTTTGTAGGTTTTTGACGGATCACCCAGGGTGGTATCCTCAATGGTCCCGGCTGACTCCGATAGAGAATACGACCGTAATTCGCCAATGGTGGTGGACCCGATTTTTACCAGGCCGGCTGTAGCTGCGTGATTAGCCATTAGTTGGCCTCCTTAGTTTTAGTGGTTACTTTCTTTGGTTTTGCGGCCGGCGCTTTATCGCTCCAGCCACGGTTTTTCATCGTTTGAATTTGGCTGGCGTGCGTGTCTACAACCTGATCATTTTTGTACATCAACATTTGTGTACCTCACTTTTGTTCGGTTTAAATAGCATTAATTGGCTATTTTGTTCGGTTTGAATAGCATTAGTTCGCCAAAGTATTGGGCGCACCTGGCGCAATTCTATACACTGCCGTAAAGGTTAAAGTCGCCAGGGCAAGGGGTTTTTCTTGTTCTGTGCTGTACTCTATCGCGGTGTCTTCCAAATAAACCTCGACCACTTTGCCGTTTAGTGTGATGTCTGCGTAAATCGCTGTTTCAATCTCGGCGCAAATCGTGTCAATTAAGTCCTCGACGCCCTCTTTTGCTTTGGCTCTGGCCTCAACTCTTAGCTGTAAGTTATGCCAGTTTCTAGTTTTACTGCTTAAATCCTCGTCTACTGTGTCTCGGTCGGCATAGATGGTTAAAGCTGGCAAAACGGCATAAGAAAAAACAGGCCGATCAAAGACCCGGTTGCCGGTTGATGTTAGTCCGGTTAATGTTGACGCTAATTGCTCGCGTATTTGCTGACG